ACCTTGATACGATCAAGGATGTCAATTGCACCCTCTTCGTTGTTTGATATAACACCTACGGTCTTATCTGAATTAAAAATTGAATACCACAACAAATAGGCGGCAACCATTACAGATTTGCCCTGTTGCCTGGCCACCAGTGCCACAACAAACCTATTATTATCTATGATCTTGAATAACTCTTTTTGATAATCCCATGGTTCAAATAATACTCTCCCCCTATCCGGATGTATGATCATTACATATTTCAGGAAATGGAATATGTCATTGGTACACTTGACTAATTCCTTTACCTGTTTGGATGTATACTCAATATCCCGACCAAGGGGCTTTATCCCTTCTCCATAACCTGCCATAATAATCTCCTTTGACAACAGATTCGAACTGTGTTAGTATTACTTATACGAACTTTATCAAAATAATATAAAAGGAGACCAAATGATAGTGATTTTATTAAACGGATACCCACAGTCAGGAAAGGATACATTTGCGGATATTGCTATGAATAATATCGGGGGACACAAACACTCAACCATTGATGCATGTTGTGAGTTTGCTAGAGCAATGGGATGGAATGGTGTAAAGGATACCAAATCCAGGAAAATGTTGTCAGACCTAAAGAAATTTTATGTGGAGCACTTTGATGGGCCATTTAGAGACCTAACATATGATATAAAGAGGGAGAGGGTTTATAACACCCAATTATTCTTCACATTCTCCAGAGAAGGTGTGGAGATAAAAAGAATAAAGTCCTGGTGTGAAGAGGAAGGTATACCGTTTTATTATATATTTGTTATCAGAAAAGAAGGTGGGGCCGATTATGGCAATGACTCTGACAATAATGTATGTGATGGTGGACCCGCACCAAACTATATCTGCTATAATAAGTGGGATAATTTAGAGGACTATAAAAAAGAGATATTAATGGTCACCAAAGAACTTCTTGATAAATATGAACGGGCAATATAAATACTAGAAAATGGAGGATTAACCTATGAAAAAAATTGTATCATTACTAATGTGCTCATTAGTGGTTGTAAATCTCTTCGGTTGTGCCGACAGAGCAGCATATAATACCTATAACGAAACCTTTGACAGTAATGCCAAGGCATATTATGAAGTTGCTGGCAAACCTCTTATGGATATGAAATTGCCTGCTCCAGAAGGTAAGGAATATCACTTGGTTGTAAATAGAGAAGTCAAACCTCTTATGCCACAGCAAATCAAAGATAGTGAATGGACTGGCGCTGTTACAGCGGGTATTGTCGGTGCTGCAACTGTTGGTCTAGGTGTCGTAAAATTCAAGATGACCGAATCTGACAACGATGCCAAGGTTCAAATGAATGAAAGTGATAACGAGGCAGCTACGGCTCAGTTACGTGACTACGTACAAAGTTTCAACAAAGAGACCATCACAGAGGTGATGACAGAATCCACCACTGTTATTGATGGTGGGGTACAGAATAATACAGAAAATCCATAATATAAAAGGGGGGAGGAATAATTACCCCTCCCCCTTTTTAACTTTCGCAATCTTTGGTTTCCCCAATGAGTTTCAATAAATCCTCACGATTCATAATCAGTTGGTTGTTATTGATGGTGACATTCTCTGCCCCTTTCACCAAACTCTTTACCGCCAATTCTTTCTCTTTTCTATCAAGATCCCTATCTTTCTGACGAATAACCTCGGCATTAAAACTTATACCGGTGATTGAGTTTGCGGCGGATGTAACACTCTCAATTAACTTTGCGGCCGCTTCAATCATAGTTGCTGTAAATGCACCGGTTCCTATAGTGCTTTCAACACGGTCAAGTATTCTATTAGCTCTGGCAATATTTTCAACTATTATTTGATCGGCGTCGGGAAGTCCCTCTTTAAGATCATCCAACTCCTTTCTCATGGAATTGACTTCACCCAGGATCTCCCCGGTATCCGAGTCTATTATTTGATTATTATCAATAGACACATTAAATATATCGTCCAGGGCACTGGTGTTAGGCTCTGGGTCTGCGTGATCTTTTAAAAACATATTTCTATCCATGGTATTCTCCTTGTATAATATCATCACTCCTATTTATATCAAGGTTTAACCCAATCCACATCTCTATTACTAGATGATGGAAAAAATTTCGCATATTCCTGACCAATTTCTTTATGATCCTTGGATAACACCCTGCGATAGTAATCACCAGCACTATCACCAAGAGTCTCCACCCACTCAAGACCTTCCTCTATATTCCAGGGTGCATGCTCCTTTGCCATATATTCACGCCAATCGGGCCTATCAACCCTAGAGATAGTCCCAAATTTACGAGAGGTTCGTCGGTATCCCCTGGAAATCAAATCCAAAATATACTTTTTGCTTATCATATGGTATTCTCCTGTCTATTTTGCTTATTATACCATATTTTCTATAGAAGTAAAGAGGAAATTTTGGGCAATAAAAAACCTCTCACCCCAGTAAAGGAGTAAGAGGTTTGTTTACCTACTATCTGAAACCCTATTATGGGGTGACAGGCATTGTGTTCATGTTGTTGAAGATTACACGAATGTAGTAGTTATGAGCACCAAACATATGGTTATGGATAGCATAACGAGACATAAGACCAACAGAAGGTTGGAAGGAATCTTCGTAGGTAGCTTTACTTACCATCAACTGAATGTATGGAAGATAAATGATACCTGTATCATAACTTGATCCACCCTTGTAACCGATGACGATATCGTCCATGGTTGCGAAGGTGTCTCTATAAACCATCAATCGACCATCCAAAGAACCAACTTTCGCAACACCGATACTATTGGTGTTTACATCAGCGTTTACAGGAGCGATGGTGAAAGAAGAACTTGATTCAAGAGCGGCACACATAACAGGAGAAGCGATAACGAAGTTACCAGCACCCCTACGAGTGTCGATTGCGATTTGGTTGGCCTTACGAATGATAAGGTTATAAATATTACGATATTTCTCAGCTTCCCAACGACCATCGAAATCGGTTTGATAATCAACTACAACCGAGGATGCGTTCAGGTTAGCGGACTCTTTGATCTTGGCGATAAGCTCACGGTCGATCTCAGCGGTAATCTCGTATGCGAGAATGTCCATCATTTCTTCTTCGATGTTCAATCCGTGCATTGCTTTAAGATCTTGGGAGACCTCAACAGACCAACGAGACTTCAATTTACGGGTACCAGCTTCCACTTGCGCTTTCTCAAGTGTCATGCTGATCTCACGGATACCAGCACCGTTACCAATACCGAGACCACCATTGATTCCTGGGAACTCGTTAGGTGCAGTACCTACGTTAGGAACGGTTTTAGAACCAAGTTCCTCACCTTTTGCTCTGGTGAAAGCTGCGGAAGTCGCAGGATTTGCAGAGTAGAAAGGATCGATGGTATTATAACCAAGCTCGGTATTAACAGCACCAGCATAAGTCTGGTCTGCTCTGTAACGAAGGGCGAAAGCCAAACCTACAGGACCGGTAAGAGGTTGAACACCAACTACCTCATGAGCAAGAAGCTCAGGGAAGGTACGACGAACCATAGGGATAGCAATCTTATAAAAGTCTGCATCACCAGCAACTTGGTTGTGAGAAACAGCGTCACCTGACCAAGTGGTTCCTTCATCCATCTTGTTACCACGATGAAGATATGAAAGCTCATTCTCAAGAATGATTGCGGTGGTTTTCTCAATATTAGAGGTTTTGATTTTGTTACCCTCTTTGAGAATATCACCCCATTTTTTAACTAATACATTTACGTTTTCCATTTTATAATTCTCCTTAATATAATACTGGATTATTCTTCAGAAGACCCTTTGATAGACTTAAGCCAAATACTCTTATAAGTCTCCCATGGGGATTTTCCTTCATTTAACGGCTTATTATCGGATTTGACATCAGCCTTGCTCTCTTTAATGGTCTCACCATTCTTCATGGTCGAACCACAATCGGGACAATCCATCTCATCCATTTTTTCTTTTACTGATACTGATTTACCACAATCCTCACACTTCATTTCAAAGAGTTTTGCATCAGTGTCATCGGCATCCTTATCATCACTTTCTTTGATAAGTCCCATGGTCTTAACAATGATATCAAACTTCTTATCAATATTTTCCTTAACAACCTCATCACCTAAAAGATTGGTGACATGTTTCTTTTGGGACTCAGTAAGACCATCACACTTCTCACGAATATATAGTTGTGCGGCCATTTCACTGGCATCTTTCTCAAGAGTAAGATTCTCACCTTTAGACTTGTCCAATTTCTCTCTAAGGGCCTCAATCTCACCCTTGGCTTCTTTTAACATTGCACGAACTTAGGCAGAACTCATACCCTCATCAATAGCAAGACGAGTTTTGAATTGTTCGATAAGTTCGTGATATAGTTCACCCTGACGAGCAAACTTGATGACGTTCTCAGGGATGATCATTTCTTCATCCAGAACGGAATCAACAAAATTTGAAAACTTTGAGGTAAGACTGTCTCTATACTCATCAAACTTAACCTCATACTCTTCCTTAAGCTTAGTTTTAGCATCACCAAGAAGAACCTGAACCTTTGACTCAGCAATTTCGGTAGCTTTAATGTCAATAACGGTCTTAAGGGTCTCCTTGAGCTCGACTTGCTTTGACTCATCAAGTCTTTCAATGCCAAGAATCGCAAAGATTTTATCCATTTTTATTCTCCTGTATATAGTCTTTTCAATGGTGACCATTAACCCTTTGTTTCATATATTATATTTATGTTTATTATATAATATATTAGATGCCTACAAAAACTACCCAAATATAAACAAAAAATGTAGGTTATATTTTCTTAACACTATCCTCAATCAAAGATTTACAATAGTTCATGTATAAATCAGTGGCTTCTTTTACAGTAATAGGAGTCTTTGGAGCCTTACTAATTTCAAAAGTTTTTCCTTCAAGAATGCCATTCATGAACTTGCTTCCAGGATTGGATGCATCAGCGACTATATCCCAACAAAGGAGTGTAAAAGCTTCATTTACATAACCACTCTCATTTACTGTTCCAAGTCCACGACTACTGATACCTATATTCCCTTCTCTAACCAAAGACTTTACTATCTCTCCCAT